AGCGGATGTTATAAAAAATAGCGCATCAGCTGCCTCTTTAGCACTTACTCCTGTGCTTTTAGCCATTTCTACAGCAGCTTTACCCATTTGATCTACCTCATCAGATGCAATACCTACTAAGGTTTTAATCTGAGTCATTGACTTGTCAAAGTCAGCCGCCATTTTAATTGCAGCAGCTCCAGCTATTCCTACAGGTAATGTTAATCTAGTGGATAGAGTTTTACCTATATCAGTTGTACGTTTACCAAATGCCTGTAGTTTCCCAGATGCTGTATTTAGCGCTCTTGTCAGCTTACTAGCATCCCCTATAATATTTACTTTTAATCTTTGCTCTGCCATAGTACAAAAATACTAAAAAAAAAAGGCGTTAGAATTTAACGCCAGCTGCTATAGCTTTCTCTTTAAATGATTGATAGTCCTCTTTAGTGCCTTTAGGTTTTTGCGCCTTATTAAATTTATCCTGTGGCAATGGGAATAGTTTCTCTGGTTTTATCATTTGCTGCTTTTTTTGGCAGTTGACATTATGCAGCATAGTAGCTACATATCTAATCCGTTCCCATTCCAGATTTTGTTTTATCATATATGACTCGCCTAGCATTTGATTTTCTCTCCAGGTGTATATCCAAAACTTATCTGGATCAATGCCGACTTGCCCTATATAATAATCCTCAATGTCATCCCAAGTTAGGGAGTCGGCTGCTGCTTTCCCTTAGTATTGGCTACAGTTTTAGCCTGGCGATCTATTCCCATATTTAGATCATTGCCTAAGATTCTAGATTCCATCATAGCTGAGATCATTTTCTCTAGCTCATCCTGGTTTAAATCCTCTAGCCAAGAGCCTACTTTAAATTGATTGTAATCTATCTCATTGCCCTCCTCCTGGTCGTGTGCTAACATAGCGCTATAAACCAAAGCTCTAATAGCTGAAATAGAAACGCCACCAGCAAATAGTTCTCCTATTTTATCTAGTGGCACATTCATAATCTCTGTGAAATTTGCCCAGAAATTCATACTAAAGTGCAGCGTAACATTACGCCCACCTAGTTTAGTGGTATAATACCCTCTCCTCTTGTTTGCCATAATGTGATTGCTTTATATTAAGCGTTGGTAGACTTAGTGATTGCTCCTGTCAATGTAATTGAACCGCTGTAGCTTACTGGAGACTCCATCTCAGCGCTCATTTCTACACTAGAAAGGAATCCCTCAGCAGTATAAACAGAATCGCCTGTTTCCGCAGTTCCGAAAACGCAAGTTAATTGAGTTCTAGCTAGTAAGTAGTCAGCTAATTCAATAGCATTAGCAGTATCATCATAAGCTACTAACCCATCAAAAGAAAGCTCTCCAGACATTACTCCAGCGATAACCTCCTGGAATCCGTTACTATCTTTAGTAGTCGCTTCTGGTAAGTCATTGCTAAGAGATAATGAGCAGCTAGTAGTGTGTCCTAGTGCTGTGTCCTCGATCTTTAATATTAGGTTAGTTCCGTTGAATACTCCTGTTGTAGCCATTAGTTTTAAATTTTATACAAATATAGTTATTATTTTATTTATGTTTTTAGGTAGAGAATTGAATTGTACCATTTTCTCCAGCTGTGAATACTGTTACTTTATCTGACCCCTCTGTATAGGTGTTAAAGGTTAATACAGTTGGTGATGTAGTTTCAGATATTGTGTAAGCATCTGGATAACGTAATATAACTACACCTGAGCCGCCAGCTCCTCCGGCTACGTGACTAGTAGCTGCTCCAGATCCAGCTCCACCGCCAGCACCTCCTCCAGTATTAGGATCTCCAGAAAACCCCACTACGTTTGCGCCCTCACTTATGCTTCGACCTCTTGCTCCTCCACCGCTTGAGGCTGATCCACCAGATATTGATGAGTCATCAGTTCCTCCACCACCTCCAGAGGCAAAATATCCAGAATCACCATAAGAGGATAAATAAGCTGATAAGTCTATCCCCAAACCTCCAACACCACAGGATGTACTTGTAGCATTGCCACCTAATCCGCCAGCTCCTCCGCCACCAGCAGAAGCTGGTCCACCTAAAGGAGTATCGCCTCCATCATATCCTTGTATGGGAGGTCCAGGCGTACCGCTACCACCGACATATGAACTTAAATTGTCCTCAGAAGCTCCACCACCAGATCCGCCAGATGCACCATTACTACCTCTCAAATTAGATGCTCCACCACCTATAGAAGTATAACTATCAAAAACTGAATTATTTCCGTTTGAACCACTATTGTTTCCACCACCAGCGCCAGCAGCACCACCCGATCCAACTGTTACAGTATAAGATGTGCCTACGCTTGCATCAATAGAAGTAGATGTAAAATTTTCTAAAACACCTCCAGCTCCTCCGCCACCAGAATTTCTTGAGGCAGAACCTCCACCACCAGCGACTACTAAATAATCAACTGTTAAAGCTGGTGCAGCAGCAGGTCCAGCTCCAGCCTCAGTAGCAACTAGCCAGCCTTTAGTAGCGCCAGAATATAATAGCCTAGCAGTTTGGTTATCATTATCTAAAACTAAATCATCTGTAGCGCCTCTAAGGTTTAGAGTTCCAGGATCTAGTGTAATGTTATTAGTTCCAGCATTTGAGGCGTAATCTACTATGATAATCTCATCCCCAGCACTTGGAGCATCTGGTAGAGTTACTGTGATTGCAGCAGAGCTAGTGTCCACCAAATACCCCTCACCACTTACAGCATCAAAAGTAGCTGTTTTAGCAGTAAGTTGCCAGTTAATTAACCCTCCAGCGTCTAAGTAGTCATATGTTGCCTTTGTAAATGCCATTATTTATTTTTTTT